CTCGGCCAGGGCGGATTCGATGCGGCGGGCGAATCCGATCTCAGGCTGGTTCTGAACGTAAGGCCCCCACATCTTCACAATCTCCCCCTCCGTCATCCTCTCCCCCGTCGCCGCTCCCTCGACGCGGGCGCGTTGGAGCTTCAGGAAGTGCTGCGCGCGTTGTCTCCAGCCTCGCCCGGTCGCGTCTCGACCGAACGAGTACAGGATACGACGCTCGGGTTTACCCCGTCAACCTCTTTTTTCGCCTCCCCCCACTTTTCTTTCTCGGCCCCGAACGGCGCCTCAATTGAGGGTAAAGAGGACCTGCCGATCCGGTATGCGCGAACCGCCCGGAGGAGCCTCCGGACGAACCGGCCCGAGGGACCGTCCATGGTCGCGAGGAAGACGTCCTCCTGCCTACCTGCCGCGATCGCCGCCTCGACCCGGCTCCCGATCCCGAGGAGGTCTCGCCGGAGCGTCGGCGTCGCGTGCGCTGCCATGATCCGGACGAGGGAGAGGACCGTCCCGAGGTCCTCCCCCGGGTCGCCGGCCTCACTCATCGTCCTCCTCGTCCTCGAAGTCCGCGTCGTCGCCTTCGCGCTCGACGTCGGCGTCCTTCTCCTCGTCGTACGAGTCGCTCTCGATCGCGAGGTACCCGGCGGAGTTCCACGCGCCGCAGGAGCCGCAGCGACACCCGTTCGGGAAGCGAGCCGCGTCCTCCCGGTCGAGGAGACCGAGAGGCTCGCGACACTTCTGGCACCGATAGCGCAGTACGCTCATTCCCCGTCCTCCTCGGCGCGAGCGACCTCTTCCTCGATCGCCTCGCGGTCCGCCTTCCGCTCGCGCCGCGAGACGCGCGAGACGAGCCATCCCTTCCGGACCCGGGAGACTCGTCCGCGACTGCCGGGCTTCGACTTCTGGTGCGTCGGTCGAAGCCGGAGCGAGCGCGCGATCTCCTCGCGGTTCATCCCGTCGGTCTCCCCGAGAGGTACGACCGGAGCCTCTCGATCTCCTTCGACGCCGCGTCCCGCGCCGCCTCCTCGCCGAACCACTTCGCGAGCCCGTCGAGCCACGGCTTGACCGGCCCCGGAGGGATACCGGGTCCCGGCGTGCGGAGCCGGAGGTCCTCGCTTGCCGGCGTCTCCAGAACCCGGACCGAGGTCCCGTCCGGGAGAACGAAGAAGGCTCCGTCAAGCCACCCCGAGTTCCCGCCGGCGAGGCGCGCCTCCTTCCAGACGAGCGCGCGGAGGATCTCCTCGGCGTCGCCGCGCGCGATCTCCGTCGACCCGAGCGGACCTCCCGGTACCGTCCCGACGACGACGGCGACGAACTCGCTCCCGCGTATCTTCTCGCTCGCGATCGCTGCGTCGACCGCACGTTTGTGCGCCATCTTCAGGGACGCGACGTAATATTCATCCGTCATGACGTCGGCTCCTCCTCGTCCGCCTTCCTCGTCTCCTCCCGCTTGAGCGCCCGCGCGATCTTCCGCAGCGCCTCGTCCTGCCTCTCGAACTCGCTCCGGTGGTGCGCGAAGGTCGTCCTCCGCGCCCGGTCGTACGCCTCGATCCACGCGAGGAGCCGCTGCCGGAGGTCCGCGTCGAGTATCTTCTTCGTCCCGCTCACTTCTCGGTCCTTTCTCTCGCGACTCGTACGAGCCGGAGGATTGTCTGCTTGAGAGTCGGCTCGAAGCCGAGGTCGCGCGCCATCTCCGCCTGTATCTCGCGGAGAGCGTCGAGCGACTCGGCGTCGATCGTTACGTTCTTCCGGTCGCCCGGCCCCGGGTTCCCCTTCGAGCCGAGCGGTCTCCCTCGCTTGCCGGTCATCGAAGCACCTTCCGATCCGGACCCGGAGCGAAGCCGACGAACATCCCGAGGTCGTGGAGGAGTTCGTCAAGGAACCCCTCCGAGTCGAAGTAGAAGAGCCGCTTCGGAGCCCGGGTCGTCCCGAGGTACCCGCCCTTCCAGAGCGAGAAGACGACGTTCTCCGCGTCGTTCGTTACGCTCGCCGCGCCGGGAGCGTCGAGGTCCCGGATCACGACCGAGCCCTCGGGAACCCGGTCGCATTTCTCGACGACGAACCGCGCCGGACGGATCATCGCGCCTCCTCCTCTCCCGCCGCCGCGTCCTGAATGATCTCCTCCGCCGTCCGGACGATCCAGTCGGCGATCGCGTACTCCGGACCGCGACCGGTCCCGGTCTTCCCTCCGCCGATCTTCGCGCGGATCTCCGCGACGAGAACCCGCGCCTCTTCGACGCCGATCGTCCGCTTCGCGAAGCACTCGTCGGCGAGCGCCTCGGCCATATCGAGCGCCGCCCTCTCGGAGAGCTTCCACTCGCGCCGGTACCCGATCATCGCGCGCCTCCGTCCTCGTACCGGACCCCGTACCGGACCTCGTACCCGTCGCCCGTTGAGTTCTTCATCGCCTTGCTCCTTCGAGGCGAGGCCCCGCTCGCGCGAGGCCCCGCCGGTTCGAGTTTAGACCTCCACGCGCGAGAGCCGCGCGACGCGAACGCGACCGGAGAAGTCCGCGCGACCGCAGAGCGCGATCGAGCGAGGAGATACCGGGAGTTCGTCGCCGGAGTTCGGAACGACCTCGTCGTCGATAAACGCGAGGAGGAACTTCCGGACGTCGGCGAAGTCCGGAGAGGCGCAGCGGAGCGAGGAGTGGCGCGAGCCGTCGTCCTCGAACGTCGAGACGGTCGCGAGGAAGGTCGAGATCTGCGGAGCGGAGTTCTTCACTTCGGTCTCCCTTCGGCTTGAGTTCGTCGACCGAATCTCGATCGACATACTCAGCATATCCGAGGAGGATAACCTTGTCAACCTTTTATTTTAGCCTTGCGGCATAACGACTGACGGGACCGGGTCTGGAGCCTTCCGGTCGCCGAGGACGCGAACCCACGCGCGCATCGCCTCGCGGAGCGTCGTCGCGTACCCGGGAGCGAACTCCTCGACGCCGAAGCCTTCGCCGAGCCAGTTCGCGACTTCGAGGTAACACTCGGCGACGGTCTCGCCTCCGAGCGGAACCGCGTCGACCGCGCGCCAGAAGGTCTCGTTCGCGCGTATCCCCGCCGCTTCCTTCCCGAGATTGACGAGCGGATCGCTCGCGCCTTCGTGGACGACGAACGGTCCGCCGGTCGTGACCGCGAAGCCGAGATGGTCCGCGATCTTCTTCGCGAGGACGCCCGACCAGATATCGGCGAACCGATCGAACGGGTACCTCGGACGCTCCATCCTCGCGAGGTCCGCATCGGGATCTCCGCCGAGCGCGAACGCCTCGCGAGCGTGAGCGCCCATAAGGAGCTGGTACATCGCCGGAGCAAACTCCGCGCGGAAGGCGAGGTTCATCCCGCAGAGCGGAGCGTACTCCCCGCGCCGGATCGCGCCGAGGCCGAACTCCGCCGAGCACGCGCGCGCCGGATCGCGCGAGAGCGCGAGCCGGGTCGGAGCGTCGAGGTCGAGGACTCCGTTCCACCCGCCGTGATTGATCGCGACCGGGAGAGACCGAGTCGTCGCGCCGTACGGGAACCCGCGAGGACGGAGAGGCTTGATCGTCGAGGCCCACGCCGCCTCCTCGACTTTGCTCCGGAGCGCCGCGAGATGAGCGTCGACCCACGACCCGAGACTCTTCGGGTCCGGAAGGCAGTCGTCGTCGAGCGAGAGGATGAACTCCGCTCCGTTCCGGTACGCCTTGAGGAATCCGAACGACCGGATCGCGTCCGAGCGCCTCGGGATAATCCACGAGTCCGCGCCGAGCGCCGCGTCGATCTCCGCCCACGAATAGACCTCGGAGCGCATCGTCGACGCCGGCGCGCGCCCTTCGAGATCCGGGTCCCGGAAGTACGCCCCGACCGAGAGCGACTCGCGCTCCGGAGCGTCGAGGATCACGTACACCGTGACGTCGTTCGGCGCGCCCGGACGGTCGCCCTCGAAGAAGTCCGGCGTCCACAAGTTCCACCAGCGTTCGAGCCGCTCGGGTCGGCAGGTCGGGACGATGATCGCGATTGAGCCCGGGACGAACTTCGCCGGCTTCTCGCCGTCGAGACGTTGCATCGGAGCCTCCGGTTCAGGGGAGAGAGGATTCTGGCGCGGCCCACTCGTCGAGCGGGAGGAACTCGCCCATCGGGACGTGGACGACGATCTCCCGGTCGTATCCGTCCCGGTCGACGCGCCGGCCTCCGATCCCGGTCGTCCAGCGAGGACCGTACTGGATCTCGGCGACCCGGATCGCGCGATCGGCGAAGCGTACCGCGAAGAAGAACGGGACCCGGAGGAACCCGGCGAGCTCGGTCCCTCGGATCACCTTCTCGACTGAGAGGATCACGGAGGATAAGTCCCGAGGGAGGATATGCCGCTCCTTGACCTCGACGACCGCGTCGACCGTAACGACGTCGCCGGGACCGCCGAGTTCGAGGATCGCGACCGGGTCCCGGGGAGCCTCGCCGCGAGACGCCGCCGTCTGGAGTAGGACTCCCTCGACGTGGTACATCGGAGGGAGCTTGACGAAGAAGAGCCCCGACGCCTTCCGGATCTCGGAGACGATCTCGGTCTCCGCCCGGAGGTTCGCCGGCGTCTCGAACTTCTCCCGCCGCGCCGGATACGCCACCGACTAAGCCTCGTCCGGGAAGACGAGAAGGATATCGGTTTCCAGAAGGACGGAGAGCGACTCGCCATTGATCTCGACCTCCTGTCCCGCGTACTTCCCGACGAGGACCCGGTTCCCGACGAGGACCTGCATCTCGCAGCGGCCCGGCCCGTCGCGCCGAGGCGAGCCCGGACCGACGGCGACGACCGTCCCGAGGTCGACCTTACGCTTCGCGGTGTCGGGGATCACGAGCCGGCCCTCGTACTTCGGCTCGGCGTCCATCCGGATCAGGACTCGGTTGTCAATCGGGACGGTCTTCGGGAGGCTCATCTCGAACTCCTTTCGGTTTAGCGTTCGTCGCAGCGGAGGAGGTACATCCAGAGACGTTCCATAACCCACGGACCCGCCGGCGTCTCCTCGGTTAGCATCGTCGCGCGCCGGAGTTCCGCCTCGGAGATCACTGCGAGGAGCGAGCGACGCGCGAGGAACTGCGCCCCGACGATAAACCGGAACCGCTCGGGAGCCTTGCGCTCGAATACGAACTCGAACGACTCGGCGAGCGGGAGCGGCTCCCAATGGTGCGGCATCCCCTTCGCGTCGCAGAGGAAGGTACGCCCGAGCTCCCGGAAGTCGCCGTTCGGCTCGATCGCGAGGAGCTCCGGAGCCTCCGGGACGTGGTCCTCCGGCTTCCCTTGCAGGAAGGCGAAGAGATCGTCCGGGTCGCCGCCCTCGGCGCGCGCACGCTCGATCGCGCGGAGGAACGTCCCTCCCTCGCGCCCGACGTTCTCGGCCATCGTCCAGTAAGTACGCGCCGAGAGCGCCTCGAGCGGGAACGGCGCGAGGATCTCGCCCTTATTCACGATCTCGATCTGCCAGTCCTCCGGGACCCGCGCGAGCCAGTCGAGCGGCTCCGCGTACCTCGCGACGACGATAGTCTTCTTCACGACGCCCTCCTGATTCGGATGATATCCTGCGTCCACGAGTCCGGGTTCTCTCCGTCGGCGACGACGCGACGCCAGTCTCCGCGCTCCTCGATCTCCGCTTCGAGTCCGGCGTCGAGCGCGAGGTCCGAGAAGGTCTCGAACGGGTACGCGACGAGCCACTCCGAGTGAGCGTACTCCCCGCTCGGGAGCCTCGGGAGGACGAGCCCGTCCGGCCCCGGTATCGAGGACGGAGGGAGGACCGTATCCGGACCGAGGAGGAGCGTGATAAGCGCCTTGCCCTCCGGAGCGAGGACGCGCGCGACCTCGCGGAGATAGGCTCGCGCGTCGTTCGCGAGGAGATGCGTCCAGAGAGAGATCCCGGCGACGACGTCGATCGAGCCGTCCTCCGCCGGGAACCGATACTCCGCCGCGCTTCCCGTATTGTCTCTCGCGTACACGTTCCGGAGGTTCGCGAACTCGAACCGCGCGAGAGGGAACCGCGCGGAGATCGTCGTCGCGCAGACCGCGATCGCCTCCGGGTTGATATCGAAGCCGACGTACGACCCCGGCGACCGGAGGTCCGGCGCGATCCAGCGCGCGAGGCTCCCGGGACCGCATCCGACTTCGAGGACCCGGCTCTCGGGACGGAGCCCGAAGGCGATCCGGAGCTTCCGCCAGAAGTATCCGCCCCACGCGAGGAAGTCGGCGTTCGACCGCGAGCCGATCCAGTCGCGCATCGCCGGAGGAGGGAGGTCGAGGTCGTCGATCATTGGTGAAGCCTACCGCCGCAGAACGGACAGAACCGGACCTCGAAGAGCCTCCCGACCGGGAACTCCTCGGACGCCGGCGGAGGTCCCGCGTTGATCTTCTCCCGCTCGACGAGTTCGGCGACGGGGAGCCCGTCCTCGTCCCGGTCGCGGATCTCGAAGGTCAGGGCCCAGAGCCCGTCCGCGTCCATCTCCGGTCACTTCATTCGACGGATATCGGCACGAGGCCACTCGACGACGACCCCGTCGTGACGTCCTCCCGCGAGCTTGACCTTCATTCGTCGTCCCTCCGGGTATCGAACCAGCCGAGGTTCCAGAGTTCCTTCGCGAGCGGAGGGACCGGCCCGTACCACTCGCGGAGCTTCGCGCGGAGATGATTCCGGCTCCGCCGTTCGAGTTCGTAACGCTTCGAGCCCGGGAGGCTCGCGAAGCTTGCCTGCCCCTTGTGATAGACGAGTACGTCGGTCGCGACGGAGAGCCGCCACCCGGCGCGCCGCGCGCGGAGCGACCATTCGAGGTCTTCGAGCCCGAGGATGTAGCCCTCGTCGAACGGCCCGAGAGCCTCCCACGCGGCCCGATGGATCGCGAGCGCGAAGCCGATCAGGACCTTCGCGTCGAAGGCGCGACCGGCGTTCGCTTCGCGGAGGAGGGAGTCGGTCGCGAGGAACTCCCGCGTCCGTGCGCGCGGGTCGTTCGGAGGCATCCAGCCGGCGTACTTCTGGGGCCCCGAGGAATAGTTCGAGACCGGCCCGACGCCGGCGACGCCCGGGAGGAGATGAGCCGCGAGGCGCGAGAGGCCCTCGGGAGGGAGGACGGTATCCGGGTTGAGGAAGAAGAGGACCTCGTCGGACGCTTCCGCCGCGCCGAGGTTCGCCGCCGCCGCGTACCCGAGGTTCGCTTCGAGAGATCGGATCTTGACGTTCCGGAGGTCGCGCGGGATCTCCTCCGCCGCGAGGAGCGCCGCGTCGAGCGTCGCGTCCTCGGAAGCGTTGTCGACGACGACGATCTCGCCGGCATAGTCCGGTAGAGCGCGCGCGACGGAGAGGATACAGGCCCGGATATCGGCAGCCGAGTTCCGGGTCACGATCACGACGGAGTGCATTGCCACGTCCTCCTTCGATCGGAGAGGTTATCCGGGAGGACCCGGCGACGTCAAGCTTCTTTCGAGACCTCGTCCCGGAGGACCCGGAAGACCTCCGCCCGGATCGCTTCCGAGGATCTCGCCTCCCACGCGCCGGAGAGGAGCGCTGCGACGGAGATCCCGGCGACCGCCGCGAAACTCCAGCCACCGGCCCCGTGCGCTGCCAGCCAGAGGACGGCAGCGGTCCCGCCCCCGGCGAGGAGGAAGGTTCGAGAGGTCGCCTCGCGGACCCGCCCGGCGAGGAACCGGACGGTCCGGACAAGGACCGGGGAGCCGACGACGCCGGCCACCCCGGCCCCGATCGCTTCGAGGACCCGCTTCACTTCTTCGGAGCCTGCGACGCCCGGACCCCGAGGAGCCCGGCGAGGAACCCGCCGATCGTGAGGAGGACGTTCACGTGCCCGTCCGGGGACTGAGCCTCCCGGAGCGCGTTCGCGATCGTCAGTATCCAGAGGCCGATCCCCGAGGTCGTCGTGATCTCGGGGAGCTTGATCTTCTTCATCGAGCCCTCCTTCGGTTCCGGGACCACGATCGGTACCCGGGAGTATTCCGGCGTAAACCGCGCCGGAGCCGGTTCGAGACCGCGCTCGCCGTCGGTCATCCCGGACGAACCACGGTCGTCGAGGAGAACGCCGTGTCACGCTCGGTCTCCCACTTATTGGCCTCGGTCAGGAGCTTGATCTTCTCCGCCCGGGAGAGGCCCTTCGTCCCGTACGCCTTCTCGCGTAGGAGCTGGACGAGGTCGTTCGCGATCCGCGCCCGGATCTCCTGTACCGGGACGTCGAGCGCCGAGACCGGATAGTCCCGGCCCGCAGCGCCGAGGAGCTTCGCGATCGCCTCGTCCCGAGCGCCGAGCGCCTTCAGGTGGAACCCGATCAGCGCCGGGAACATCGGGTCGTCCGGGTAGAGCCCCTCGGCTTCCTCCCAGACTCGGATCGCGAGGAGCGGAGACCCCTCCCGGGAGAGGAGCTCGCCCCACCAGCGGAACGCCGACTTCCCGAGCCACTTCGACTTCGAGCGCGCGTCCGGGTCCATGGCGACGGCGATCACGAGGTCGAGCGCCTTCCGGGTATGCCCGAGCGCCGCCTCGCACTTCGAGAGGTGCCAGAGGATCTCGTACTTCGGACGCCGGCGACACGGGTTGTCGAGCTCCCGTTCGAGGATCTCGCGGTTCCGAACGCACTTGAGCTTCGTCCGGTCCGGGTCCGCGTACCCGGTATGGACGATCCGGATATTCGAGGCGATCTCCTCCTCGCAGCCGAGCTCTTCGAGGGAGTAGCGGATCTGCTCGTGGATCGCGCCCTCGAAGCGAACCCGAGGGAGCCCGTCCTCGCCCCACATGACCGGGAAGACCCGGACCTGCATCGTGATCCCGCCCTCGAGCGGCCCGTCCGTGTTCTGGATCTCAAGGGGAACCGCGTAACAGCGATTGTCTGGAGCGTCTTCGAGCATCGCGTTGAGCCGCGCGACGAACTCCCGGGAGAGGACCTCGTCCGCGTCGAGGTGGAGGATGAATCGCGCGCCCGGCCTGACCTTCGAGATCGCGAAGTTCCGTGCCGCCGCGAAGTCCTGATTCCACGAGTACGAGTAGACTCGCGCCCCGAGCTCCGTCGCGAGCGAAGGCGTCTTATCCTTCGAGCCGGTATCGACGACGACGGTATCCCAGACCTCGCCGGCGACCCGAGAGAGCATCCCGACCGAGAGGTTCCCGTGAGCGTCGACCCCGAGGAGCTCCTTGTCGGCGTCCCGGACGATCATAACGAGCGCGAGCTTCGCCCGGTCTCGGGACTTCATCCGCGCCTCGTACGCCGCGAGGATCTCCCCGTCTCCGGGGAGCTTCGGCATCCGGGAGACGATCACGGCGAGCGACTCGGCGGAGAGCTCCCGGAGCGCCTCCCCGAGCGTCTTCTTCTCGCCGTCCTCCTCGACGGCGACCGCCGCCGGGAGCCCGGTATCTTCCTTCGGTTCTGCCGGCGTCTCCTGCGTCCCTGCCGCCACGTCCTCGTTCATCGCCGCGCCTCCCGGTTATAAAGGAACCCCGCCGAGGTATTCGGCGAGGAGGTACGTCCGCTTGAGCCAGCCGTCGATATACTTCGACGGAGACCCGTTCTTCGCCTTGCGCCCGAGGTAGAACCGCGCCCTCGCCGCGCCGTACCGCGCGAGAGCCTCCGGGTCCCGGGTCGCCGCCGCGACCGTCTTCGGCCCGACGATCCCGTCCTCCTTGAGCCCGAGCGCGCGCTGGAGCAGCGCCACGGCGACGCGCGGCCCGCAGTTGACCGCCGCGTCGAAGACCGCGATCGCGAGCCGCCTCGGGAGGAGGAATGCCCGGGAAGGCTGCCAGTAGTCTTCGACGAGGACCCGCCTCGCGTCCGCCTCGGATACGAGTCGCATATCATCCTCGTCGACGTCGCCGTCCCGGTCGAGGTCGAAGTCGAGGAGCCCGTCCCGGTCGTGATCCCGGAGCCGTACCGCCCGGAGCGAGATCCCCCGGTTCGTCGCGCCTCCCGGGTCGTCCGGGTCGTTCGAGAACCCGCCCTCGACGCCGGCCCCGAGGACGAAGGTCACGCCGATCTCGAAGTCTCCGCCGGGACTCATCGCCTCGCCTCCCTTTCGGCGCGCCCGCGCATCCACGCGACGTCCTCGGCGACCTTCTTCATTGTCGCGTCGAGGCTCCGGATATCCGCCGAGAGGACGGTGATCGCCGTCCCGTACTCGATCGACTTCGTCTCGCCCCACTTCACGTGAGCCGCATAGTCGACCTCGGAGACGAACTCCCCGGCCTCCGATCGAGGAACGAACCGATCGGACATGAACCCCATGACCGAGACTCCCGCGACGAACGCCGAGCCGACGATCCCCGCGAGGAAGATCACCGCTCGAGCCGTCGCCGAGATCCCTCCGTTCCCGTCCCGCGCCATCCGGTCTCCCACCTACGGTATCGAGATCACGCCGTCCGCTTCCACATGTAGCATACGAGATAGGGTTGCACGACACTAGTCGCGCTCCCGGTGAAGGTATGATTGTGCGAACTCCCCGCCCCGCTCGCGACCGGGCTCCCGGTAAATACCGGAGCCGGATGCGTATGCGGAGACGGAGCCGCGTTCGAGAGACCCGCACCCTTCGTCGTTGCCGCCTCCGAGAACGACGCGATCGCCGCGACCGTACCCTGCGCCGTGACGCTATGCGTATGCGCTGCCTCCGCCGCGTTCGATCCAGCCGCCGCGACGGTCTTCGCTCCGCCGGTCTCCTCGACGACGTCGAAGTCGGCGTCCCCGGAGTCGAGCCCGACGAGGACGCGCCCGGCCCCGATCGCTGACCACGTCCCGTACCCGAGGAGCGTCGCCGGACTCGTCGAGACGACCGAGAGGAAGATCGACCCGACCGGCCACGCCGCGTTCCCCGCCGCCGCCGAGGTCGCCGAGACCCCGAGCGTCCGGAGGGAGCCGGTCGCCGCCGCCGCGTCGACGGCCATCGCGTCCGAGCCCCCCGGCTGGTGCGACGCCGCGTGCGCGGTCATCGCGTACGGAGGAGAGATCGGAGCCCCGGTAGCGCCTTCGACGGACATCGCTTCGTCTCCTCGCCGTCAGGACGGCGTGAGGTCGGGGAACGTAATCCGGTCGTGCATCGTGACCTCGAACGACTTCTTCCCGAGCGAGGGACGGAGCCGCTCGATCCGGAAGAGGTGGTTCGTGAGCCCGAGCGCCGGCAGGGTAATCGAGACGAGGTCGCCGGGTTCCGCCGGCAGGCCTCGCGCGAACGGGACCTCGGTCGTCAGGACGGTCGGGATCTTGAACCCCTGCGAGAGGTCGCCGATCGCGAAGAGTCCCATTAGTTTGTAGTACTGCTGCGTCGGGTCCGCGTACGCCCACTGTTGATCGAACGACAAGTCTCGCCGCATCGAGCCGTACCGGACCTGTACGTCCCCCCCGTTGCCGGAGACGTCGCCCCCGGTCCCGGCGACGTAGACCCGGACGCCGGACGCCGGCGAGACCGTCGTATCAATGACGTCGCGCACGATCAGATTGCAGGAGTAGCCGACGCAGGTCGAGACGCGATCGAGCCCGAGGCGCATCCGATAGGTCCCGGCGACGAAGCAGCCGAGGTCCTCGGTCCACGTCAGGTCGGGAGTCGGCGAGGCTTCGCTCCTCCACGGGAACGCCGAGAGGCGACCGCTCCCGTCAATGAACGGCGAGGCGATCGCATACCGGAGCAGGTCGAAGGCGACGTCCGCCCGCCGCGTGTTCTCCGGATAGAAGTTCTGGAGCCGAATCCCGCTCCCACTCCCGCCGACCGCCCACCCGCGTAGCTCCGCCGAGAGGTCCGCGATCGTCGCGACGTCGTACGACGGATCGAGGATCGAGTACGCCGGCCCGAAGACAAGGTCCCAGTAGTTTGGTAGCTCGTGCGAATGACTCGCCGTCGCGATCTTCCGATCGAAGTTCGCCGCGAGGCGATGCGTCGCTTGCAGGGTCAGGACCGGAGGATCTCCCCGGAACTCCGGCTCGGCGCGCCCGCAGGTCGCGAGCGTAATATTCTCGTACGTCGAGGAGCCCGGGAGCCAGACGCGCGCCTTGAGGACGAGCGCCCCGCGATCGGAGAAGAGCGGTTTCCGATAGAACGGGTCTCCGGACTCGCCCCACTTCCAGCCGGAGGAGCCGGCCTCGGTCGCCGCGACCGCGAGCGAGACCGTCGGAAGGACGAACGACTCGCCGTACTGCGGGAGGTTCCAGTCCATATCGGCGTCGACGAGACGGAACGCCGAGGGAGAGAAGACTCCGCTCGCGTCGCGCCCGGACGAGGAGATCGTCCGAACCGCCGCCGGATCGCACGTGTCGTAATGCCACTCGGCGACGACGTCCCACCGGCAGCCCGAGCGCCGCGCGATCTGAGCGAGCGCGTCCGCCGAGAGGGACCTCACGACGGATAGCTCGCGGAGGCTTGAGAGACGAGGAACCGCGAGTCGACGTACGCCGACTGGAACCGGAGCCGCCCGACGAGCCGGTCGGTCTGAGGCTTCGAGATGAACCCGATATCGTCCGAGACGACGTGGAAGTAACAGCCCTGCGTTTGCGACGCGAGCGTCTTCGCCGTGACCTCGGCGAACCGGTCGTAACAGGCTCCGTGCTCGGTCGCGTCCCAGTACGCGGACGTGAGCCGGACCTCGTCGAGCGGCCCCTGATAGTATTCCGTCCCGCCGATCGGAGCGTAACCGAGGACCAGCGAGTTATTGAAGGTCGGGTCCTGATCGAGGTCTCGCTCGAAGTGGTACGTCGAGGTCGAGCCGTTGATAACCATTCTCGCGTGCCGCCCCGTCCCGCTCTTCCACGATAGCCCGACGTTGAACCACTCGCCGGGAGCGAAGGTCGGGAGTTGTCCCGGCGTCGCGTCGATGTCATTGTTGTTCGCCGGTCGGAAGCGTAGCTTCCCGGGAGGCCCGGAGTAGTGATTCCAGCCGAGGAAGACGTTGACGCCGCCGAGATATACGCCGTTGAGCGAATACCACGAGCCGTCGCTCGGGAACCTAAGCCAGAAGTTGAGCGAGCCGGTCGACGGTGGCGTCACGTTGTACCCGAGCCGCGACCCGGTCCCGAGGTATAGCGCCCCGCCGAGCGCGCCGCAGGAATACGAAGACGTCCCGAGGACGGTCGGGTCCGAGCCCGAGGGTCCGATCTCCCGGACGAGGTTGCCCTCGAAGTGGTTCAGCGCGAGGGTCGAGGCGTCATAGTTTGGGAAGAACGAGAAGAACTGCTTCGTCGCCCGGAAGAGCCGCCACTTTTCGAGGTCCGCCGGTTCTAGGAACTCGCCGCCGCCGATCGCGAGGTCGAGGTTCCGGAGATCCGAGCCGACGTCGTCGGACCGATAGCTCCGGTCCGAGAGCTGGACGAGCGCCGTCCCGGGAGTATCCGGAAGGAGCGAGACTCTCGGCGCGCGAGGGAACGTGAACTTCGCGAACGAGGCGAAGTTTACCGGATCGCTCGCGAGCGTAAGGAGACCGCGCGAGAACGGGTCGAGAATACTCATACGTGGAAGTCCTTATCGTTCACGCCGAGGACGAAGACGTTCCGGTTCAAGTTCGCGAGCGACCGCTCGATCGAATACCCTGCGCGGAGCCCGTCCATCTGCCCGAGCATCGGCGACGCCGGGACGACGACCTGCACCGTCCCGTTGAGGTTGACGACCTGCCCGCCTCCTCCGCGCTCGCCGCCGCCTCGGGAGGACGAGGCCATCCCCGACTCGAAGCGCCGGTTCTCCTCGACGGAGAGGACTCGCTCGCCCGGCATCGCGAGGATCGGGACGGAGTCTCGTCCGGGAGTCCCGACGGTCATCGGGATAACGCCTCCCGAGGCGAAGCCGAACGCCTTCATAATCGACCCCTGAATGATCTGAATCGCGAGCTGTTGCATGACGTCCCGCGCGACCTGCCCGAAGTCTCGCGCGCCAGTCGCCGCCGCCCACATCCCGGTCGCGAGGTTCGCCGCCGCGTTCGCGACCATATAACGCCCGTCGAGTTCGCGCCGGGTCGCCGCCTCGATATCGCGCGAGTTTCGCTCGACGGTCTCCGCCCACGCTTGCTGGACGCCCGCCGACTTCGACGGTTCGGTCACGTCGTACGAGGAGGACGGTCCGTAGCCCATCTCGGCGTCCGAGACCGGGGAGGGAGGAGCCATCTTCCAGTTGTTCTTCGGGTTGCCGAAGAACTCCGCCGCGTCGCGTACCCAACGATCCGCCGCTTCGCCCGCCGCGCGCGCCTCGCTCATATCGTATCCGAAGGTACCCTGAGCGTACGCGACCGCCGGCGGAGGCTCGATCGCTTGTCCGGGACGGTTCCCGTACGTGACGACCTCCGGGAGCGTCGCCCGCTTGATCGCGCCGAGGTACCCGCCCGGAACCTTCGACCAGTCGAAGTCGTCGCCGGCCCGCTTCGCCGCAGCCTCGGCGTGCTCCTCCGCCGCGCTCTTGAGTCCGATGGCGATCCCGCCGAGCGCCGCGAGTGCCGCGCCGGCCCAGACCGCCGGGTTGATGACGAGCGCCATGATCGCCGCCGTCTCCGCCGTGCCCGCGATCGCCCCGCCGTATCGAGCCGCGAGGCCCGCCGCCCCGACGATCCCGCCGCCGATCAGCGCGCCCTGCCCCGCCCCTCCGAGGAATGCCGCCCCCTCGGGATGCGAGTCCCGCCACTCCTTGTTCTTCGCGATCGCGTCCGAGACCTTGTCGATGTACCGGGTCAGTGCCGGGATAACCGGCTCCGCGATCGTATTCGCGACGCCTTGCAGCGCGCCCTTGACCTCGGTCATTGACCGATCGAAGTCGTCTCCCGCCGCGACGAGCGTATCGGACATCGTGTTCCCGAGTTCGTCACTTCGCGCGAGGAGCGCCTCGATCTCGACCCGGCCCCGCTTGATGAAGCCGGCGGATTCGAGAGCCGCGCGACCGAAGAGGTCGGTCGCCGCCGCGAGCTGGTTCGCTTCCCCGACCTGCTGGTGGACGGCTTCGGAGGCGTCGAGGATCAGGTCGTTCATTGACTTGATCTTCCCGGAGGCGTCGAAGATCGAGACGCCCCACCGGTCGAGGGTCGCGCGTGCGGTATCGCTCCCCGCCGCCGCGTCCGAGGAGAGGGAGGAGAGCATCTTGAGCCCGGGGATGGACCCGTCGAGCGTCGCCCCGGACCGCTTGAGCGCGAACTCGTACCGGGAGAGGGAGGACCCGGCCATCCCGACCCGGTCGCCCATATCGGCGAGCCGGTCGCCGGCCATCGCGACCCGGATGCTCATCCCGACGACCGCCGTCTCCGCCGCGAGAGCGCCCGCCGCCATCCCGAGGAAGACCCGCGTCGTAACCCGATCGACCTCCTCGGCGTCGCGCGCGAATTGCTTCAGCTGATCGCTCGCGCGGTTCCGCGCGTTGATCGCGATCTCGATAGCGTTCGGATCGGCCATTTACCCGAGCCTCCGAAGAATCTCCCCGAGGAGCCTTATCGCGAGGGAGATTCCCCCGCTCTCGCTCCCGGCCTCCTGCTCCGCGATCGAGCGAAGCGTCTCGTCGTCCTCCTCGATCCCCGCGCGCGCGACGGAGATGACGAACGCGACCTCAGAAAGCTCCGCCTCCGCCAGACTCATCGGGTTGAGCCCGTACCTCTTCGAGACCCGGTCGAGCCAGCGACGGGTCCGCCGCGACGGGAAACGGTCGCCCCGCGCCCGAGCGGACGCGAGACTCCCTTCCCGAGAGTTGCTCGATCTCGACGAAGAGCCATTCGAGGACCGGCCTCGGGACGTCGCGATAGTGGAGGACGCCCGCCGGCGTATCCTCGCGCCTCCCGAAGAAGATCCGAGGAGCCCGCGCCCCGCCGGCGATAATCGCGTTCTGGTACCGCCGGATCGACTCCGGGTCCGGGTCTCGCGCGTCGACGACCCACTCGGTTGAGCCCTCCTTCGAGGACGGCCTCGCGGAGACGATACTCCGAGGACGGGTCTTCCGGAGATCCGCCGCGAAGGTCTCGGCCTCCTCCTCGGTCGCGCAGGACCACGGTCCGACGTCGTTCTTCGTCCGGAGGTCCGGGTGAACGACGAACCGCCCCGCCGCCTCGATCTCCGGCTCCCGGTCGTCGAGGCCCGGCATGACGTCGAAGGCGAAGACGTCGAACCCGACGACTCGCTGGATCTCGAACGAGAACGTCACGCCCGGGAAGGCTTCGACCTCCCCGGGATAGGCCACTACCTTGACCCCCGACCCCGCGAGGAGACGAGCCGTCTCCCCCGGGTCGAGGACCTTCCGCTCTTCGGTCATTGCCACGTCCTCCGTCGCGCTCCCTCGGCTAACGAACGCCGAAGGAGAACCCGCGACCGTTCGTCAGGTAGAGATTCGCGAGGTCGCCGTACCACGTGCCCGGAGGTTCGTGGAGGACGGCTTCGCAGGAGTGCTTGAAGACGCCCGGTCCGACGAGGTTCGTCTTCCACGAGACGAGCGTCGCGAAGTCCCACTGGAACCGGAACGACCTCTCCTTCGGATACCCGGAGCCGTCGGTCAGGTTGAGGATCTGCTCGCCGAACATCTCGAAGTATCCGTGGAAGTGCTTCTCGTTTTCGAGCATCTGCCGCCACGTCGTCCCGCCGGCGACGGCGGCCCCGGAGGTCATCGTCGAGTCGAAGTCGCCCGCCTTGACGTCGAAGGCGACCCGCCAGTCGATCGCGTCGCTCCGGTGCGGAGCCTCCGGAGTCCGGAAGAACGGCCCTCCGAGAACGTGCCCGCCGCCGACTTCCTGATCGAGCTTATTGTCCATCGTCAGGGTGATCGAGTACGGGTCCCAGTGCTTGTTCGCGGCCCCCCACCCGGCCCCGGAGGTCGAAGCGTCGGCGAACGAGAGGTTCGTCGCATTCGGGTGGAAGAGATACCCGGCGTCCCACGCGACCGCCGGCGGAGTCGAGTCGAAGCACGCGTCCTGATAGAACCCCTCGGCGTTGAGCATCGCCGAGTTCCCGGCGCAGTTGATCGAGATCGTCGTCTTCGAGATCATACAGCCGCGAAGCTTGACGAACCGGCCCTTCGCCGGCGTCAGGTCGCCGAGGTACGCGCCGATCGCGAGCCCGTCGGCGAGGTTGTCCGGGTTCGGACCGTACATCGGGATCGGTCCGCTCGACGCGAGGAAGAGATGCGCGAAGGCGTTCCCACTCGTATACGCGAGGGTCTCGTCCTGCTGGTGCCGTCCCATCCCGTACTTGAACAGCGCTTCGAGCCCTTCGGCCCAGAGGTTCGTCGAGAGACTCCAGTGGAACTTCGGAGCGTCCCTCGACGAGTAGAACGGGAGCTTGAGCCCGAGCCCGCTCTCGGGACGGGTACGCGAGTTGACGTTGTGCTCGAACTCGAACTTCGACGCCGGGAAGAACTCGGTCAGCGTCGTATTGCCGAGCCCGAAACTCGTCTCCTCGCCGAGCGCGACCGCCGCTTCCGACGAGGTCGTCCGGAACCTCATGGTCTACTCCTTCCCCGTCTCGGACGAGGACGCCGCCTTCTCCTCTTTCGCCTTCGGCGGAGGAGCCTCCTCCGCGTAACGCCACTTCCTCGGTTGCTCTCGGACGAGCTGATCGGCGAGCCAGTCGGGGAGCCCGACCGGGACGCCTCGGATCGCCTTCGTCTGCGCCATCGGGACGAAGGTCGCCGGGAGGTTCCCCTGATATACGACCATCTTCGTCTTCATCGTCAAGCCTCCTGATCTCTCGGGTCGAGGTAGACGACCTCGGCCATGATCGTCGCCGCCTTCGTCGAGGTCCCGGGAGCCGCCCAGCGCCGGATATCCCCGAGGACGACGTCCTCGACGCAGCCGCGCCCGCCGTCCCAGCTCGGACTCGCCCACTCGCGGTCATAGATACAGCGCACGATATCCTTGATGAAGGCGTTGAGCCGCTCCGTCGTGTCCTTCTCGTCGAGGAGGACCGCGACGATCAGGACCGGGAGGTGGCACCGCATCGAGGGAGCCGCGTCGCCCTCGCGCGTCTCGGGTTCCCCGGGAGCGACCTCGACGTAAATCTCCTCCTTGTCGCTCGCCGAGACGTTCGAGTAATCGACGAGCCCGCGCCGAACCTCCGGCGAGTGCGCGTACCCGGACGAGCGCCGGATCGTCCGGAGCCCCTCGACGAGCCCCTCGACGATAAGCTCCGCGCCGGACTTAGTCGCCATTCGCAGCCCTCACGGCGAGCGCGACCGCGCGCCCGTAGAGTTCCCGGATCTTCGGAGCCGCGTCCTTCGAGGTCCGGTACGCCGTCCTCCGCTTCGGGAGCTTGACCCGCGTAACGAGGACGAAGAGAGCTTCGAGTGAACCCTTCCCGCGCCCCTTCGTCTTCTGCCTCATGAGAAAGAGTTTCCCGCCAAACCGGAGGAAGAAGGTATCCGGGAACGAGCGCGCCGGCCCGCGAGCGACGCCCGCGCCCGTCTTCGCCGGACCGAGCGGGATCGTCAGGAACTTGCGGTTCTTCGGTCGGATCGTCGCGCCCTCTTCGTGGGCCCGGAGGATCTTCCCCGAGGTGCCCGCCGCGCCGACCCGGATAGACCACGAGATCCCGTCCTTCTTCGGAGGCGATACCCGGAGCTGCCTCCGCGTGTTCCCCGTCCGCGAGTGGAGCGTATCGTCCGAGCCGCTCCCGACGAGGCGATGCTGCCAGACCCGGAGGACGTGGTTCCCGGAAGCGACGGTCGCCTCCCGCTCTTCGCGATCGAGGACCGCGTCCGCCTTCCGGATTCTCCCGGCGACGAGCGCCGGCGCGCGCGTGAAGACGATATCGAACATCAGAACGAGTATCTCCGGTACCGCGAGAGGGTTCGCCGCTGCTCCGCCGTCAGGTCCGGAGGAGGGACCTCGATCATCTCTCCGCCGACGACGAGCCGCTCGGTCTGCGGCCCCTTCCTCGGCCACTCCTGAAACTTGCGCCCGCAGAGTTCGAGCCCGACGAGGACGACGTCGTTCGGGATCGTCGGCGTCGCGTCCGAGGAGTTCTTCCAGCCGGCGACGAAGACCGTCTCGACGTTCTGGAACCCGAACGAGAAGACCCGGTTCATAAGATAGACCTCGCCGGTCGAGCGGTTGAGCCGGACGACCTCGCGGTCCGAGACGTTGATCGTCTCCTCGTCCTCGATCGCAATCGAGGTCAGCGACGTGACGTTCGGGACCGGGAGCTTGATCCGGTTCGAGCCGGACCCGTCGAGCCGGTCGAAGTCGGTCCCGTCGTACCGGAACGTCCGCGAGATGATCGGGTACCCGAGTTCGCCTTCGAGGCTCGCCGTCGCCGCCGCCCCGATCACGCGGACGACGTCGTCCCGGGTATTGTCCCGGATATCGAGGAACGCCTTGATCGCCGAGACCGGCGCGAAGAAGTACGGTTCGGAGACGATCGGAGCCCAGATCCCGATCAGGAAGGGCTCGGGTTGCGTCCACTTCGCGCCGCTTCCTCGGACGACCCGAAAGAGCGCGTTGAAGAGGGAGCCCGGCGAAGCGTCCGTCTGGCCCGCCGTCCACGAATACTTGACCGAGCCCGTCGCCGCCGAGACGATCGTCCCGGGAGTCCAGTCGACGAGGAGCGCGTTCGTCCGCGCGTTGACCGCGTAGAACTCGACCGTGTCGCCAGCCGTTATGTCGAAGACGATCGGGTTCTCCGCCGTATCCTTGAGCGTCGCCGTGATCGCCGGTAGGAGGTCGCCGCGCGCGATCAGGGTGACGTTATTCCTCTCCGGCATGGCCCGCTCCCATCTCGCCCGGGACCGATCCCGAGGATAGCCTCGTCTCGCCGGCGACGCCCGAGGAGAGCTCCCCGCCGGTTGCGCCGGAAGTCATCTCCGGAGAGCCGATCGCCCCGGCCCCGAGTTCACGCGTCGCGTCCGCTTCGAGGTCCGGCGAGCATTGAAGGACGAGAACGACCGAGTGGAGCGAAACGTTCCCGCCGAACCCGGCGGATTCTCCGGACGCCGAGAACCGCACGTCGAGCCGCGCCGCGACCGAGATCGCCGCGACCGGGACGACGACCGAGAACGTCGCGTGACTGACCAGATTGACGACGAGCCCGAGCGAGCGCGGATACGCCGCCGCGAAGATCGTCGCCGGATCTCCGGCCTCGAAGGCGTCGGGGAGGAGGCCCGGCCCGCATCGGACCGCGAGGTCGAATAGCGTCTTCCCGACCTCCGTCGAGATCGTCCCGGTCGTGAGTTCGAGCGACGCCGAGACGATCCGGAAGGAGCCCGGGAGAGGGAAGGAGGCGAACCCGCGCGCCACGATTGTCGCCCCGCCGGCGACTCGGACGCCGATATCCCCGCCGACGGACGAGTACGTCGGACCCGGCGAGCGCGTTACCGTCCCGGAGCTTTCCAGTCTCAGGTCCGTCCGGACCTCGAAGATCATCCTCGGCTCCCTCCGATTCTCTTCGGCCTCGGCGGAGCGAGCGCCCGCGTCGAGCCGGCTCGCGAGACGAGAGGCGAAGAAGTCCCTCGCGGAACTCCCTCCTCCTCCGTCTCGTCCGCCTTCTTCCGAGCCTTCTTCCGCCGCGATAGAGGAGCCGGAAGTTCCGACGACCGAGGACGTGGCGTCTTATCCATCGCCTTCCCTCCCGGCTCCCTCGGTTGCGCTCCGGACTACCAGAGCGTCAGGTTGTAGATCTCCCCGAAGCAGGTGTTCCCGGCCGCCGAGTAGAGGGGGAGACACTTGAAGTCTCCGCGCATCGTCGCGACGATCCCGAGCTGCTGCGTGAACGGGTTGAAGAACGAGTCCATCGTGACCCCGCGCTTCTCGCCGAAGAGAGCCGGACGACGGTTCACCATGAGGATCGCCGTCTTCGTGTTGAGCGCCGCCGAGGAGTCGACGACGCCGGAAGCGTTCTGATCCGGGACCCACGGGGAGATGATCACCGGTCGCGCGTTGAGCTTCATGATCTCGCCCGCGACGACGGTCGCCATCGTTCCGTAGTCCTGAATCGTCTTGACCCCGTCCATGACCATCATTTGCCAGCCCGCGTTCGGCGAGGCGATGTAGGCGTTCTCCTCCGGGTTCGAGGACCAGACGCCCATCTTCGCGCCGAGGCGAGCGAAGGCGCAGATGTCGAGGACCGGGTAGTCCGTGACGATCTTGAGCTTCGCGCCCGACTGGATCATCTTCCGGATACCGTCGAAGGCGCACCGGACGTCGGTCCCGGTCGTCGCGCAAACGTCGGCGTCCTGATGAGTCGTCGAGGAGTCGCCCGAGACGATCGCCTTGTCCTTCCCCTGCGCGAGCGCGATCGCCATCCGACCGGTGATCCACGACGCCGCCGGAATGACCGAGTCCTCCTCGAACTCGCGGGAGAGGTGGACGCGAACCGCGAAGACCTTCGAGGAGAAGGTACGGTTCGCCGTTCCCGCGAGACTCGCGTTCATCGTCGGCATCCACGTGAAGTCGGTCGCCTGTCCCGCGAGGTACGGAGTCGGGTCCTCGGTCTGCACCGGCCAGACGTACGAACCGACCCGCTGCGGGATCGTGAACGAGTCGAAGAGCGGAGCGACCCGGGAGGCGAAGAGGACCTTCGTCCAGAGGTTCGCCGTGAACCCGGTCAGGGACCATTCGAGGCCCTCGCCCGCCGTGAGCGTGTCCATCGAGGTCCGGAGCCCGAGAGCCCGGGACCGCTCGACGAACGACCGCTTCGCGGACATGACGTCCTCTTCGAGCTTCGCGAGCCGGCTCGGCGAGACGACGTCCGCGCGGTTGACCGATCGCGCCGCGCGCGCGAACTGCCGGACGACGAGGAACTCGTCCCACGACTCCTGAAACGCCGTGAGGTCCGCGCTCCCCTCGTACGTCCTCCCGAGTTCGTCGACCGTCGCGTTGTCCGAGAGAGGCTCGAACGAGGAGAGGACCCGGCCCTTGATCTTGGAGCGGAGGAGTTCCTCGTCGCGCCCCTTCATCAGGACCATCGCCGCCTCGATCTTCTCCCGCTGCCCGGAGAGCTCGGTCGCGACCTCCGTCCGGATCGCCTTGTTCCGCTCCCCGACGTCGTCGAGGACCTCGGCCAGCGATTCGGTGATCGCCGCGAGAGCCTGCGCCGGCTCGGAGAAGTCCTTCACGCGCGCGCGAAGCTTGTCGCCGGCCCTCTCGCCGGAGCCTCCCGCGCCGCCGCCTCCGCCCCTCTCGCCGGAGCCTCCCGCGCCGCCGCCTCCGCCCCCCCCGTCGTCCGGGGAGAGACAAAGCCATTTCTTGAACACGACTTCCTCCCGTCAGGGACGACGGAGCCCGTCTCCCCGTTGAAGTTCCCCGAGCCGCGCGTACGCGACCCGAGCCGCGAGCGAGAGCGCCGCCCTCGACCACGCGACCTTGCCTTCCACGTCCTCTTCTTCCCGGCCCGGAACTATCCCGTCGCCGGTTCTTCCCGTTCCCGCCGGGTCGCCGAGGTCCGGCTTCGCGCCGGCCTCGATCTTGTCGGCGAACTCCGCGAGCATCCGCGCGTACACGTCGAGCATGTCGACGAACGGAGCCGGGACGTCGAGGCCCCGCTTCCCGAACGCGACGACCTCGTCGTGAACCGCGCGCGCCTCCTCGGCGGAACGCCCGACGGAGAGCGTCTCCGCGCGACCGTCGCCGACGAGGAAGACCGGCCCGTAATCCATCAGTTCCATGTCCGTGTAGGTCCGCCCCGGACGCTCGAAAAACATCGTGCCCGGCTCGCGCCGGACCTCGGAGCCGTCCTTCTCGCGCCACCCGAAGGCGTCGAAGATCTGCGACCAGCCCCGGAGGAACCCCTTCGAGACGAGCGAGAAGGCGAGCCGCGCCCAGTCGCCGACCGGGTTCGGTTCGTCGACGGCGAACTCCGTCGTCGCGACGAGTCCGCGAGGGACGACCTCGAAGCCGAGGTTCTTTCCGATCGGGAGCGGACCGATCGGGAGGAAGCTCGCCATGTGATTGAGCGAGACGATCCCGGTCTTCCGGAAGTTATCGAGCCGCCAGCCCTTCGGCTCGAACCACGTCCCGTACCGGTCCGGCGTCTTCGCGTCGTACGGAGAGATCAGGGAGGAGACGATCGGCTTCCCGGACTCCTCCGCGCGGACCTCGCTCTCGAAGGAGCGGACCCCGAAAGGCTTCATCGTGCTAGTCCTCCTCGCCCGCGACGAGAGGCGCGAGCGAACAGCGGCAGTTCGCGAGTTCCTCGATCGGCCCCTTCGGGTCTCCCGGGAAGCTCATCCTCGACCCGCCGACGAGGAAGTCCTCCTCGATCGGGATAGGCCCGTAAGCTTCCGCCGCGAGATGGGACGCCCTCGTCCTCTCGTCTCCGGAGGAGAGCCACTCCTTCTTCGCGACGACCCCGGACTTCCGGAAGGCGAGGAGCGTCCCGCCGTTCGTCGCCTTGACGGTCTCGGTCCTCGCGATCCGCTGAAGCTGGTACTGCGACCTCCGCTCCCCGAGGACCTCCTTCAGTCGGACGGTCATCTCGGCGACGGTCTCGCCGGCGTTGACCGACTCGGCGAGCTGGGCCCGGACCGCGTCCCACGTCGTCTCCGTTACCTTCTCGACGAGATTCTGCTCGATCCGCGCGATCAGCGCGAGCGCGTCCGAGTCGAGGTCGAAGTCCTCGTCCCGGATCGCCCGGGTCCCGGACTCCTCGCCGTCCCGCCGGCGACGCGCGCGGAGGACCATCTTGTTGCCCCACCGTATCCCGACGGCGACGCTCATCCGGACGTCCTTCCCGAACGCCTCCCGCGCCCGCTCGACTTCCTTCTCGCGATCGAGCATTCCGAGGAACGCCGTCGCCGAGGGAGCCGGAGCCGCCGGGTCGAGCTTCCCCGCCGCCGCGAGGAACCGGTCCGCCTGTCCCGAGAAGAGCGTCCGCGCCGAGCCGCGCCATCCGGCTTCGAGGAGGTCGCGCTGCGTATCGAAGAGCCGGGAAGCGTCGAGCCGGCGCTGCGGGTCGGCCCAGTAGTGCCCGCGCCGGATCGAGCGAGCCCGCGCGATGACCTTCTTCTGCCGGACGATCTCGGCGTCCGCCTCGGTCCCGACCGGTTGTCCCGCAATATAGTGCTGCTCCATCGCCGGGTTGCCGACGTCCGGCGACTCGCCGAGTTTTTCGAGGACGTCGTTCGGCGAATAGCACCCGATCGCGAAGAGCGAGACAAGCCGGTCGGTCTTCGAGTTCGGGTCCTCCTGAAGCGCGTCGACCCCGGAGAGATCGAACGAGCACCAGATCTTCGGCCCGTACCGGAACGCGAGACCGGACCTCGGGGAGTTGAGAGCGTTCTCGATCAGGGCGCAGTCCGGGATGATCGTATTCCGCCAGAGGAGGAGCGTCTGGATCTCGGCGTTCGCCCGGATCGAGGTCTCCATCCACGACGCCTCGACCGGCGGAACCCCTTGCACGCCGAGGACCTCCTCGCGAAGACGCCGGCGGAGGAGGTCGTACTCCATATCGCGCGAGGTCGTATCGAGGCTCTTCAGGCTCATCCCGCGATCGGAGATGAAGAGCTTGCCGGCGCGCATCGGACCGCCGTGTACCGCGTCGAAGTCGCGCCGGATCTCGCGCCGCTTCATCTCCGGGAGGTCGACGTTCGACTCCTTCGCTTCGAGGACGTACCCGACCGCGCCTCCGTTCCGGAGCTTCGCCGTCTGGAAGAGGACCGCGAGGCGATCCTGTACGAGCGCCTCCCACGAGGCGAGGAGCGGAGAGAGGCCCCGGACGTCGTCGCTCGGGTCGCGATACTTGATCATGACGATATCGCTCGGCGCGAACGACTGCTTCCGGAGGCCCTCGTTGTATCCCCACCCGACGAGACGCCCCTCGTCGTACGCGCCGCCGAGGAACTTCGGACGTACGACCTCGATCTCCTTCGGGAGCGGAGCGCCGCCGAGAGGCGCGCGCCCGGGTCCGGTCAGCGCGAGCGGAGCCTCGCCCTCGGTCCGGAGGAAGAGCGCGATATCGAACTTGACGTCGAAGGAGGACTGCCTCGGGTTCGGGTCGTCCCAGAGCCGGCGGAGTTCGTGCGACTCCGGGAGTTCGTCGAAGGAGCCGTTCGGGTCTCCCTGATACCAGCGGAGCGGGAGGCGAGCGAGGTTCATCGCGACGCGAAAGATCGAGATATGAGGCCAGCTCCGGTTCCGGTAGATCGAACTCGGGTCGAAGCCTTCCTCCTTCGCCGCGTCGCGCCCCCATCCGGAGGCTTCGCCTTGCATGATCGTCATCGAGGTCGATCCCGCGCCTCGCGCGCCGATCGCCCGATCGTCGAGCCCTTCCGCGAACGCCGAGGCGAGAGCGCCGACCGCTTCTCGAAGACGTCCCACGTCTACGCTCCCGGGACCCCGAGGAGTTCGGGACCCCACTTCTCGTTCATTCGGCGGTGATTGTCGGTAAGAGCGCCCGCGTATCCGATCGCGTTCGCCTCGAAGGTCTTCTGCCCGACGTGGTGGACGTACGCCGCCCGAGCGACGAGGAGCCGGTATCCCCGGACCTGCGCCCGGAGGCACCAGTCGTCGTCCTCGAAGTTTCCCGGGACGAACCTCTCGTCGAACTCGCCGATCTCGTCCCACGTATCGGCTCGCGTCGCGAGGCAGAACCCGGAGAGGAAGTTCGTCTCGGTAACGCGCCCCCAGTACCGGTGCGTCTCGTCCCACGCGAAGTCGCGGAGCCCGTCCTCGTCCGCGTATCCGATCGAGGCGCGAGGGTTGATCTGCGCTCCCTTGACCGCGTTCGACGTGGGTCCCGCCGCCGCGACGTTCTCGCGCGCGAGCGCGTCGAGGAGAGCCTCGTCCCATCGCGCCGTAACGATCGTATCGGAGTTGAGAAAGACGAGCGTTCGCCCGGAGGCCCGGCGCGCGCCCTCGTTCGAGGACATCGCGAAGGAGATCGACTCCCGGAAGTCGACCGGCTCGATCGCGTGATAGTCCGCCCGAGCCGCCGAGACCGCCGCGAGGGAGCCGTCCTTCGAACCGCCGTCGACGACGAGGATCTCGGTCGGAACGGAAGCGAACCGGACGATCGAGCGGAGGCACTTTTCGAGATGCGTCTTCGTGTTGAGCGAGGCGATAACGACGGAGATCGTCGGACGGGTTGCCTCGAACTCCTCCGCGAGACGGAGGTCTTCGAGACGCGAGGCGAGGCTATCGGACGCGAGGCCCTTCTCGACGAGGTACGCGAGGAGCGCCGACGAAGGAAGACCGTCGGGAGCCTCGGGGATCTCTTTCCTCGCGCGGAGGTCCCGGTATCGGGCCCACGCCTCGCGCGCGAACGGAGCGACCGCCCGCGTTAGCGCCCTCTTCTCGAACGGCTTCATCCCCGCCTCCTCCGCCACCCTACCACCGCCGCGCCCCCGAGAGGTCGCCCGGATCTTCGGAGCCTTCCCCGGCGTTGTCAAGCTCCTCCGGAGGAGCCGGCTCCCGGAACCCGACCGCGCGCCAGACCTGCTCGGCTTGCCAGAGCGCCGAGAAGGCGTCGCCGGTATGCCCGCTCGGCGTCCACGTCTCGATCTGCCCGAGAAGCTTCTCGACCTCCGGGGAGTCCGGCATCGCCCAGCGTCCGGCCTCGAAGGCGAGCGCGAGCGACCGGATCTCGGTCTCCTCGACCTTCGCGCCCGGCTTCGTCTCGGTCGAGATCACGTAGAGTCGCTCGATATCCTCGGTCGTCGCCCCGACCGCGCGCATGATCGCCTCGCTCCGGAGCCCGTCGATCACGAGGGTCTGGATACCGTTCGACTCGACGGCGAAGGCGTCCGGCTCCCATCCACGGAGGACGTCGAGGACGTGCCGGAATATCGCGATCTGGTCCCACTCGCCGCTCCGGAGGTGGATCGGACGCCTCGCCCCGTCGCCGTAGTGCGCGACCGTAATCGCCGAGGAGGTCCGGCCCTTCTTCCCCGAGGAGAGGTCGACGCCGGCGACGACGTACCCGGGACGCCCCTCCCGCCGGCTCTGCCCGGGCATCGAGTACGCGCGCCCGAGCGAGCGCATCAGCTTGAGCGAGTCCCGGGTAAAGAACCGGTCGGTCTCCGAGAAGGCGAGGAGGTGGACGAGCTGGTCGTATTGCTTCCTCGGGTACCGCCGCCGCTCGCGCGCGAGGGACGCCGCCGGCCACCGCTCCGGCCAGTCGGCGACCATGAAGTTCGGCTTCGCGTACTCCTCGGGAGGGAGTCCGGGAGCCGGGAAGGACCACGCGACGAACCCGAGCTTCTCGGCTTCGGCCATGATCGCCTCCGGGTGTCCCGGCGTCCCGCCCATGACGAAGCGCCCGCCTTCGAGGACCCGCGACTCGGCGACCTGCCAGACCCAGTTCGAGACGCGCCGCCGCCACGCCTCGGAGAGCGCGCGAGGGTCGGACTCCGGGTCGTCGAAGATGATCCACGCGAGCCTCGACCCGCCGAGCGGCCCCTCGATCCCGGTCGCGAGGATCGACGGATGCTCCGAGATCGCATTCCGCTCGACGAGGATACGGGAGTCTTCCCACTTCTGAGGTCGCCCGGGACGCCGCTCCCGGCGGAGGTCCGGGAAGACGACCCGAAGCCGGCCCGGCTCGAAGGTCGGGTCCGCCTCGATCTCGGCGAGCTCGATCAGGGAGGAGATCGTCGCGAGTCGGCTCTCGGCTTGCGTCGCCGTAATCGAGATGATCGCGCCCGAGGACTCGACGTCGTTCCCGAGAAGCCAGAGAGGGAGCGTCTTCGCGAGGGTCGAGGACTTCCCGCGTTCTACCGGAGCCCGGAGGACGAGCCGGTCGGGACCGCTGGGTCCGAGGAGTTCGTACCACTTCCGGTGGAACTCGGCGAGCCGCCAGCGGTTGAGGTACCGCGCGAAGACCGCCGGGTCGCGACGAGCCCGCCGGCGGAGGAGCTCTTCGCGAGCCTCCGCCGCGCGTTTAAGCGCCGCTCGGCGAGTCTTCCCCGGAGGAGTCGGCACCGTCCTCGCCTTCCCCGCCTAGGCATCGGTCCACCTCGGCGATCGCCGCTTCGAGGTCTTCGTCGGTTGCGCCGGGAG